ATACATATATCGCACCTGCCTGCGCACGCAAGGGGGGGTAAATTTGCATTATTGAGAGATGATTCATATTAGTTAAGAGGGAGAAAAAACTAACATCGCAAACTTACCCCTTATTATCTATATCGCCACCGCTTGCGCGCTTGCGCGGGGCTATCGCGGGCGCGGGTTCGTGATCTATGACGCGCGCGCGTGCGCTGTCCAGGATCCCCGCTAAATTTAAATTATGATCTACTTGCGTTTTCTCTGCCCAGGTATCGCGGTCTGCGGATTTTAAATAGAATTGGATTGAATTAAAGTCTCCGTCCTCTATCTTTTCCATTAATTTACTTGTTGCTAACTGTAAACCTTTCGCTCTTCCCCTAGCCAAACTATCCGCTAATTCCGAATTTTTTTTATTTCTATGTTTGTTGAATGTATCCCAACCAACACCAATAGACCTACAAATGTCCATAATACCAAGGTTCAAGCTAGCCAGGTATTCAACCCTTTCATGGTCAATAATGATAGGTTTTCTTCCGCGTTTTTTAGGTGTTTTTGTTGTCATATTCCGATTAATTATAGCTTAAATACCTTGTTTTTATGCTATTTATAAAGAAATATACATAAATATTGAGGATTATTGTTGACAATAGAGTATTTGTATGGATAATGATACTTACATATTAATTAAACGGAGAATAAATATGGATAACACAAAAGAAAAACTTAACGATTGCGATTTACAACTTCGCAGAATGGTTGACTCTTATGCTGAAGATGTCATCAAGGGCAAAATGAGGTTTTATCTTACAGACGAAGATGAAAATGATGAGGATATTTATGAAGCATATAACATCAAATATATTGTTGACGAACAGGGCAACCTTGAAGATGTCATTATTTTACTTGCTGGCGGTGGTCCAAATATTTGGCTAGATACTCATGCGCAAGAAGTTCAAGGCTTTTGGGGTTCAACCAAATACACCAAGCCAATATATGATTATCAATATATTATTGATTATTTTGATGAACAATATCAATGTGTGAGGTAACCAATGACTAACCCACAACACATAAGCACGCACGTTGATAACTGGTTTAAGGCTAGGTTCTTCAATCACCTATTACACAAATACAAAGCTAAGTCATTAGATGACTTACATATAAAAATGTTTAATGAATTAGAACAAGAGATTTACTTTAAAATTATAAACAAAAGGAGAGGTAATTAATTATGGAAAAACCAACAATATATCAAAGACTAGCAGTTGAGGACATTATTGTTCCTAAAGACACCAACATTTCATCTGTTTGGGTGATAACCGAAAATGGCAATCAAATAGAACTCGATTGTGAGCATGTATGCTATGAAGATGAAAATTCTAATGAAATAGATATAAAGGATATGTTATGAGTATATGTATCAACGGCGAATATTTTAATAATGATCTTAATGACGGAGCATTATATGTAGGTTATGAGATTGGTTATGACAAAGACGGAGCATTAGATTATTTTTGGCAAGATGAAAAAACAGAATTTTTTGATGAAGCTAAACATACCGTTAAAGCTACAAAAGTTAAAGACATTACTGATGAAGAAGATCAAAAACTTGGTTTACAAGATTGGTTATGGAAGATAGAAATATTTAAAAAGGAGCAATACTAATGGATAGCAATAAATATAAACCAATAAATAAAAAGACTCAGCATTTACGATTTATGATGTGTTATTTAGACAATGCAATAGGAGATTGTTCAGAAGAAGTAAAGGAGTGTATTGATTTGGTTTGGGACGCAATAGAAGAGTTAGAGCAACAACAATGATAACCATAGAACAAATAGAGCAACAAGAACGAATCAAAGACCAGGCGCAAGACAAAGCAAACGAAGAGCGCAATAAATGGTTTTTAATGATTGCACAATATAACAAAGAGAACGAGGTACAGTATGAAGATAGACCGCAGAAGAATACCCAAACATCTTAGGCACTTGTCAGACCATGTACTAAGTTTATTAATGTATATTTTTAGAGCGCGCTAGGAGGTGCAATATGAGTAAAGGAATACATTTTGCTGATGAACTTCATAAAATAGATGATATGTTAACTTGTGGTAAAGATAGTTTTTTATTTTCATACAGTTATTTGACTGAAGATGATTATGAAGAAACTAGAAAATTTATCATAAAACTTATGAAAAATTATTATAAACAACATAATATTAAAGCTGATATTGAAACTTATGAGGAAATGTTGAATGAGTAAAGGCTCACAACCAAGACCGCACGACAAAGATAAATTTAATAAAAACTTTGATTTAATATTTAAAAAAAGAAAGGGAGAAAAGAAAAGTGATAACAAAAAAACAATTAGAAAATAATAACTGGACTGTCGTACCTAACGGAGTTTGGTTTGGCGTTGACTATGCTGAATCTCACAAAGTAAATGTATTAGATATACTTACTGATTTATTAGATTTAGATACAAACGCAGAAGGCTACAATTTTGTAGTATGTGCATATAAAAGGGAGGACACAGACAAATGAAAGCAAAAGAACTAGAAAAACTATTCAAAGATAAACTACAAAAGGACGGAGTCAGTAAAGAATGGCTTGATTCACATTTTGAAGTGATCGGTTTAGATACAGAAGATAACCAGGAAGAGGACACAGACAAAAAATGATAACAGTAAAAGAACTAATAGAAGAACTAAAACAATTTAGTCCTGATGCGCCAGTAGAATATTGGGATGAAGAAAAAGGCTTTCTCGGTATTTATGTAAATGGACAGAATGTTGATGAAATAGATTATCAAATGTCAGAAGAAAACTTAACGCGCAGACAAGCATTGAATAAAGTAGCTGTTGAATTAATGTATGACCACCATGACAATATTTAACTTCTTATGGGATATATTCATAGCCTTTGCGATAGTCTTATCGCTCACGGCTATAATATTAGTTGTCAATGATCGGAGATAGTTTATAGTTTTAGTGCGGGCGCGCTAATTAACTCCGTGTATATATATCTAATTAGCACCTCTTCGCCCGCACGCCTTACCGCCTACTCGCGCACCAGGTCAATCAAACCCACCAATAAAAAATGTTTCCTACCCTTCGCTTGCGAGCGCCTAAGTCTTTTCTGCTCGCCCTCTAACACACACCAAATAATTTCTTGATCTATTAACTCACCCACACCGCGCCCCGCAGTTTTTCTATTTACCCCTGTCATCTTTGCATAGTAACTTATCGCGTCATGTGATGACCAAGTCTCGTATCGCCAGCGCTCGCACAAAGCCCACAACATTAACTTCGCACCTACACTCAACTCCGTCCTCCCGCACTCGCGCCTGAACCAAGCCCACACGATTGATCTTACTCGCGAAAAATCATTTTCTTTTCGCGCAAGCGCTATCGGAACTAATGTGCCTTTGCCTTGCTCTTCCGCGCGCGCTGTAATCCACCAATGTTCCTTATCAACTGCATTAAATCTTTTCATACTTCTTTTCCTTTCCTTCTCGTGCGCCTCCGCGAGTGGAGTGTGAAACCCCTCCAGGGTTTCCACTCCTATATACCATGTTAATGGTATGGATATATGAGGCGATCTTACTCATGTTATGTCCAAGTTCTACTATAGTTATGGGTAGAACTTACTATAGTTATGTCCAATATCGCCCATAGTAGCCTAAAATTTATCATACAAATTAAATGGTTTTTGTAAATCATCTAAGAGTTCTAACACCGCGTTTTTTCTAAACAAAGTCTTGATCTTATAATCTACATTACCTGTATTGGATTTAACTAGACTGGCTTTCACAACCGCCATTCTGTCAAATTCAATACCTTGTTCTTCACAAATGCGCTCGCAAGTTTCAGTATCCGCCAACCACATAGCGATAGCCCACCTAAGGCTGTCGATGATACTGCTTGCGCCCCTTATACTTTGTCGATGGCTCATAGCATCATCTGAGTCGTTAGACAGCGCACTTTTGTTAAGATGATGAACTGTCAGCGTTGTTACGCCCAACCTGGCGCTGATATTTGCGCAATAACTACCCCATAATTGACCAACTTCGTTAGAACTAGATACATTGCCAGTAGTAAATGCCTGGAGCGGATCAAAGCAGACTAGCTTTAAATTAGGTATGGCCTGCAGTTCGTCAACCAGTTCTTGTGCTATGGGTGTAACGCCCTCTTCACGCAACAAGATCATAGGCTCTTTTTGTTCTGGTACAGGAAACACATATACCTCATACTCAGAATCAAAGCGTTTACCTTTTGGATCTAACATATCTATTCTTCTATGGATCTCTGACATATCATCTTCTGCACAAAAGATAACTGTATTACCCTTTTGCTTGATATCTTTACCCCACCAGCGCCCGCCGTTGCATATTGTCAATGCCAACTGTATGACACTTAATGATTTACCTACGCCACCTACGGCCGCCAAAATGCCTGGTTTACCAAGTGGGATAAAAGAATCTACAAGCCATTCTACTGGCTCTGGTTTATCAACTAAGTTTCTTATGGCATAACGTTTGATACCTAGTTTATGATCTATGATCTCATTACTTACGCGCTCCAGACCATGTTTTAAATATAAATCATTGTAGTCGCCAACCTCACTAGGCAAACGCACGGCACAATTATTAATCGCCGTAGCACATTCTTGGGCCTTTTTATCTCCAACCCCGCTTTCATCATGGTCTAATGCTAGAATAAAACGAGTGCCTGTAGCTATACTTCTCAATTTAGTGGCCGCATCAAACAAGAAGTTTGCACTAAATACGCAAGCTACAGGCAAATTTGTAGCCTCATGGATTGTTGCAGATGTTGAGTAACCCTCTGCTAAAACTAACTTTTCACATG